AGCCACCCCATTCACAAGCAAATGAATGCTACACACGGCATTTGAGGCTGTGGTGTTACATAGGTTAATATTTTTAATAATAGAATAGTTTCCAACAACATTTGGTACAGTATATACATTCGTACCGCCTCCAACATCGGAGCCAATATACAGACTTTTTGGTGTTAGATTAGCCATTTAGACCCCCATCCAAACTAAAACTTCATTATCATAAGTTGTGGTATTCATATCTTGAATTACTGTCGCATCAAGTACGTGATCAACAAAAGAACCAGAGCTGTGCGAATTGGCTGCTGACCCATCGAACCCTCTAGTTGAAATAGTAAATGTATTAGAGGATCTTGAAGATACAAGAATCTTTTCCTCTGCAGATGTTCCTCTATCAATTACAATTACAAAAGGATTTGACCCAGAAGGAAATGTTGAACCATCAACAACCGAAATAGATGTCACGGAGTTGTTGATTGAAGATGACAGCGTTGTTCTTAGCACGCTACCGCTGAATTCTCTTCTCAACATACAATCTCCTTAGTCAATACTGATGTCAAGGTCGCCAGTTGCGATTCTTAGCGTATCTCCTGCATCAGTTGTTTTGTTTACTGTTAGCGTACCCCACAACAAAAGGTTTCCGGCAGTGGAGGCATCAAATATTCCAATCGCAACGACTGTTGCGGCAGGCATTCCTGCAAAATCAATATTGGCGCTGTTGGATGTAGCACCGCTTGCGGAAGCGGCAAATGCTGCTGTTTGACGAGCATATGAGCCGCCAGTGACTTGCGTTCCACCACCGGTGTCATCTGGGGCTACCGTGTAGAGCCCGACATAGACAGCAGCAGGGATGGTGAAGGCTGCCGTGCCCAAGAAGTGATCAATTAATTTGTTTTCAAGATAGTTAGAAAGATTGCCAGCCATTTAAACCTCCAAGCCATTATAGTACATTTGTTTTTCTTCGTCATTAGCCCGTCTAAAATTATCTAAACTTAGCAAACTTTTTGCGTCATCTTGCGGAAGTTCAAGCATTGAATTTTCCCGTGTAAATGTAAAACCATTGCTGAGAGTATAAGAATATCCGCTCTCAAAGTAAACGACAATTTTTTCACCAGGTGAAGCAATGACAGCCTCGGCTTGTTTTGGCTTTACCTTTGTTGTTTTTTTTGGCGCTACATCTTCACTTTTTACTACATTCTGCGTCATAGGGCTCCATTATGTTTTTGGCGGGATGGGGTTCACCCACCCCGCCATTAACACTCAAACAATTACTATTACAGTGAGCGCAACTTCACATTCTTGGCAATCACGTAAGAATCAAGATTCTCAACGTTACTTGCAAGTCTGAGGAATTGTGTGTACTCAATGGTGTCCGTCTTTGGTTGGAACTGACGATACACAGTAATATCTCTGTGTAGACCAATAACTCTGTTATTGGGGAATGTCAATTCAACAAAACCATGGCTACCAGCAGGCGATGAATAATCACCGGTTACTGTTTCTGGCATCAATGGGATTTCCACCAGTGGGATACCGTATGGCGACATACCTGTTGCACCAGGACCACCATTTGCACGAATAGCACCATTCATGAATGCTTGTTCGCCAAATGTTGAACCAGGGGCTGCAGCACCAGCGGTTGCAGCCGTGGCAGAGTTTGGATTCTGCAAGCTGAACGATGTGTCCTGCACGATTCCTGGACCCGAGAAGAAACGCAGTTCATTGCGCTTCTGCAGGTACTTGGTTGGCATATTGCGGAGAACGCGGTCATATGTGGCACGGGAAATATTGTTTCCGGCCTCATCAACAACTCTACCGCCAGCCAAAGCAAGCTTCACATAACCATCAAGGGCCTTCAGAAGACCATTGTTTGAAGATGTGTTACCGTTAATGAGCAAATCATCCATGTCATTAGCTGTTTGACGAGCCATAACCTGAGCAATGTGATCTTCCAGTGAAGCACCTTCAATATTGTCTTCGAGCGACTCTGTGCTGAGCTCCCAGTCCAAACGAAGCTTAACGCTTGAAAGCGAAACCTTCGTAAATGTAACTGCTGCATTTGCGCCAGTGTCCGATGCCTCAGTTGCTTTTGCAAGCAAGCGAGTACCGATTGATAGCTTATCAATCTCCATTTGCGGTGTGCGCATGCGCACCACGCGAGCATTCTTCATCAGGTTTGACTGATCGACCACGAAATCCAAAAATCGATTTGACTGCTCTGGTTTGAGCAAGCCACCCGATGCGTTGCTAACGACGCTCGTAGTAACTTCGTCAGCTTTTGCTAAAATTTCTTCTTGTGTTGCCATAGTAATATTCCTCCTTAACTTATGACTTGTAGCCCAGAGCTTTAATCAAGCTTTGTGGCAAATAAAGGTTTCCCCAAAATGATGTCTCTGACTTGATAATTACATCATCAGCATCATCTTCTGGGTCTACACTCTTTTTTACGGCACCGGCGTTTGCAATTTGCTCTACCTTAGCGTTCTGTTCTTCTAGAGTCTTCTCAGCTGTTTCCAGTTTCTGAGCGAGTTCTGTGTTGTGTGAGTCGAAGTTTTTGGCAACTTCATCAATCTTGGCAGCGACATTTGCTTCGACTTCCGCCTTTAGCGTAGTGGCAAAATCGTTGAGCTTCTGATCAATGACGGAACCCAATACTTCTTTTAAGATTTCCATATCCATTTCCTGTTCCTCCATTTGTTCAGTATGTACTGCTGCCTCGATTGAGACTTCAGTATTTTCGAGTTGTTTCTCCAACTCTTGATCGCTTGGTTCCGAACTTAGCCAAGCAATAAACTTTTTGACAAGCGAATTTTTGCTGTCATTATCATAATTAGAATTATCCATAGGTTTCACCTTATCATATATTACATCATTTTGCAATTCAAAATGAAGGTTTTCTTCAATTTCTTCGTCAGCGTCTAAATCGACACCTTCAAAGTAAACTCTTCCTTCTTCAATAACATCCTCTAATTCTTCATAAATGCTATCAAAAATGATATCATAAAACAAGTCTGTTTCATCAACAGTTTCGGTATTAAAGTCATTACCATCAACACTCTTTTTTGTCTCCTGGAGTCTTCTATACCTTTCAAGAAGGCGACGACCCTTGGCAGCCAATCTCGCAGCGGCAGCCCTGTCGCTGGGAACTGGCTCACCCCAGGCAGAAGCGGAAAGTGCGAGGCGAGTTGGTTCACCGTTGGGCTTCTTCATGGGGCCAGATGGATTCGTAAAGAACCTTGTCAAAAAAGACCCCTTGCGCCGCATTTTTTCTGGGGTATCAGCTGCGCCACGAACTCCCGGTTTTAGATTAGCACCTTCTGTCTGCTTGAAGTGTCTCCGACCAGCAGCTGTCAAGCCCCCTTTGGGGTCTTTGATTGGCTGCTTGGCTTTCTCAACAGCATCATCTTCCTTCAAAGCGTAATCAAGAGAACCATCGCTTGCTCTTTTAACCAAGTCAATTGTAGCCACAGCATTTGCTGGATTGTCAACCAAACTTAGCTCACCCAAATTATATTCCTTAATTACTGAAACTGGTCTACCGTTAAATGATTTTCCTTGCATCAGTTCTTTCTTAATAATTTTTCCACCGATAGAAAATGCACGAAGTGTCCCATCAAGAACTTTCTGCCAAGTGTTTTCTGCACCCTTTGAGATATATGCTTCTACTTGGATAGCATTATACTCCTCCCCATTAGCTGATTTAATCTTAATTGGTTTATAGCTAATTGCTTTTCCAACAGCTATCGGAGCATGCATTTCCCGAATATTTCCTTGCCAATTCTTAAATGCATCAAGTGATGCACTGAAGTCTACAAGGTCGCCAACTTTATCAACATTGTCCGCAGTGGCAATGCCGGTAACAATACGCTGTTCTTTTTTCACCATATCTATGGGGAATGATAAGTTAAAATCTGTCATAAAGATATACTCCAAAAGTATAAATCAATAATGCATTATACAGCAAATTACGCTACGGCGTATACTGATAGAACTACGTTCGCCGTGATGATTTGAAATTTTGTATAATCACCGGGAATTTCAACATAGTTTTTATTTGCTGGGATGAGCACTTGGTGTGGTCCACCGTTCAACTTCACTACGGCATCCGTGCTTGCATCCGTGTTGTGAAAGTAAATACTTGAAGTATGATTGTTTGTAGACACGGTGTTTGCCGTGCTATCCACTGCTGTACTTGAATAAACAATACCCATTGTATGACTCATTGACTACCTCCTGAGTTGTCTTGATTTTCTCCCCGCTCAGCCTGGTCTCCCGATTGTCTCGGATCACTAGAGCCTTCTGGGGTGTCTGATCTGGCATTCCTTGGCTGGGAAGATTGGTTATTAGAGTTACCAATCGGAGCCCCAGCATTAGATTCTTTTTTAATTTTTGTTGGGAACGGAAGAATTTCGTCCCCGTCTCCCCTTTCGGGTAGACCGAGTTGAGACCTGACTTCATTGGGGGCAATAACTTCTGTTCTCAAATATCTGTCATTAATTCTAGACTGAATATCTTCATCAATCAAGTCTATCTTCTTGAATGAAAGGCTAAACAGGCTTGTAAATTCAGACATAACCCTGTTAATTTTCTTTTCAATTACGGACTGATCTGGGCCTACAACCTGCATTTTGAATGTTTTATCTGAGTCTCTGGACACCGCAAGATTTGCATTATCATACACGCCAACCTTTGGCGCAGGAACCCTGTTGGCAACCAAAATTTCATCTCGGTTTGATTTTCTGTATTTATCAAATGATGAATCCTGAATGCCGGCCTCTAATTTTTCAAAGCGGATATCGCTATCAGCGCCAATAGAGGCAGGGATTGGAATAACAAGAGTGCC